CACGTCGGAGGGGTCCGCCGCCAGCTCCTTGACCCGCCTGGCGAGGTTCCTCACGGAGTCTGCCTCGTTATGGCCTCCCCCGACCGCGCCGGGGTCCCCGTGCCCGTGGCCGGGGATGATGTACAGCGGTTTAGACATGCTCCTCCCCCTTCCCGGCCCCGCCGAGGGCCGCCTGCACGGGCGAGAGCACCGCGACGATGACCGCCGTGCCGAAGCTCGCCCCCCACTCTCCGGTGGTCACGCCCACGGCCACGGCCGCGAGCACGCCCTGGACGACCGTGCGCTCGAAGCGCGCCGCCGCCGAGTCGTCGGCGCACCACGCCACGAACGCCTCTGTGATTCGTCTCATGCCTTGTCCTTCCTGCTCTGCCCGTAGAAGGTCTTCACGGGCACCTTGCAGATCTCCTCGTAGAGCCCCGTGCCGGTGCCGTTCCCGCCCAAGGCGTGGTAGGCCTGGTAGCAGCTGTCCAGCTCCTGTCTGCGCTCCACGCTCATGGGCTTGTCGCCGAGCACGTAGACGTCGTAGGCGTCCACGATGTGGCTCCGAAGCAGCGTCCGCACGGCGGCGTCCAGTGCGTCCTCGCGCCGGGACTGGGCCGCCGCCGCGTCCCTGCCCTCGTCGCCCATGCGGTTGATGCGGGCCACGCACCACGTGACCACGCCGCCCAGGACGAGCGCCACCACGGTCTCGGCGAGCTTCATGGGGTCCAAGGGCCCCGCCCCCTCTCTAAAGGAAAGGGGCCCCGCAGGGCCCCGTCTCAGCCTTCCACGCGCTCCCGCACCAGCTCCCTGATGCGGGCCGGGACGTCGTCCACGGAGATGTCTCCGCGCAGGACGCGCCTGGCGTACACGGCCACCATGGACAGGTCGAGCCTTGTCAGCCCCGCCATCGTCACTCACCCCCCGCCGCCGACTCGTAGAGGCCGCACAGGGCCTCGTCCACCGACGCGCGCCACTCCTCGCCCGCGCGCTCGGCCTCCATCTCGGCCAGGCGTCCCGGCGGCCAGGGCACGTAGGTCCCGGACTCGGCCACGTAGGCCCGCCTTTCCCCGTCCCAGGCGTAGGTGTAGACGACCTCGCCCCTGCCGGGGTCCCACGACCCGAGCGGCTCGCCGTCCATGCCGTGGACCGGGGCGTCCGCCTCGGTCTCTTTCAGGAACACAGGGTCCATCTCGGGGTCCACCCCCCTCCCCTCACGCCGTCAGGTAGGTGACGGTCCATGTCACGTAGGTGGTGCCGGAGCCGTAGCGGTGGGCCGTCAGGCGCCCGTCGGCCCCCACGGTGTAGCGGCACACGTTGTTGCCGGCGGCGTCCGGGCCGTAGGCGGCGTTGGTTATGTCGTACTTCGGGCGGTAGCCGGCGGGCACCGACCAGCCGCACCTGACCCACGCGCCGGCGGCGATGTTGGCGGTCGCGACGCGCAGGGTGACGAGGGGGCCGTACTTCCGGTACTTGACCTCCCACCCGCCGCTGGCCGCGGCCTGCCACCCGGAGTCGGCGAGCCCGATGGCGCTCCTCACCTGCCCGGCCACGTTGGACGACCCGGAGCACAGCTGCAGGCCGTTGAGGGTCACGGGGTCGCCCTGCACGTGGAAGCCGGGACCCGGGCAGGCCCTCCCGAAGGCCACCCCCTTGCCGGATGCCAGGATGTCCATGGTGTAGTAGCTCGGCCCGACGCCCGTCTGGACCGAGGCGGTGAGGCCGTTGGAGTCGGTGGCCGTGACCAGCACCTCGTAGCTCTTGTCCGTGGCGATGGACCCCGGCGCGATGGCCGCGGAGCTCGCGGTGCCGCTGGCGGCGTTGACGGCGATGGTGCCGCCGTCCGTCCAGGCACTCGCCCCGGCCTGCCTCCACTTCACCGATATGCCGGTGACCTTGGGCGTGTTGGACGCCGCCTGGGCCCTGTAGGCGGCGCTCACGTGGAACGCCGTCCCCTCGTCGTTCGCGACCCCTGCGGCCGTGCAGCGGGACGCATGGACGTTCGAGAGGACGGGCGGCAGGTGGTCGAGCTTCCATACGGCGTAGAGGGTCGCCCCGCCGTCCATCCCGTACCGGGAGTTCGGCGCATACTGCACCGCGCCGCCGGCGGAGGTCGACCATCCCTGGAAGGTGTGATTGGCGCGGGTCGGCCGGGTGCCCGAGATCGTCAGGACCTCGCCGTGCCATTTCGTCTGCGCCCCCGGGGCGCCGCTGCCGCCGTTGGCGTTGTAGGTCACCGCCCAGTGGTCCTTGGCCGGGCAGGGGAAGCTCGCCTGGGCCGTGGACGTGCCGTTCATGTAGCCCGAGCGGTTGGTGACCGTACAGATGATGGAGCCGTTGTAGCCGGAGTGGTCCTTGGGGATGACGAAGGTCCTCGAGCAATGGGTGTTCCAGCCGTTGCCGCCCGAGGGCGACTGGAGTCCTCCCGACCCCGACACGCCGCCCGTCCAGGACACCGCGATGGAGGTGGCGATGCTGTTGGAGATGGAGAATCCCCAACCCACGGCCTGGGGGCCTCCCTTGACCGTCACCGTCACCGAGTCTGGCCCCTGGGACACCGTGTAGGTGAGCCAGGCCCTCCAGTGGTTGGTCGTGGGTCCGTAGACGTCGGCCATGTCACCTCACCTTCTTCAGGCATAGGTTGCCGTTGGACCGGGGCATGAGGGCGAAGTTGCCCACGCCCAAAGAGCCGGTCACCTCGGCCTGCGATATGTAGAGTCTCATGCCGCTGACGTAGGCCACGGCGGCGTCTCCGTCCATGAAGGTGAGCTGGGAGTTGGAGAGCTGCACCCACATGTCGGAGGTGGAGCTGCCCAGCTGCAGCAGGGGCACGCCGCCCTGCTGGACGATGCGCACCATGGCCGACAGGTCGGCGATGCCCGAGGCTTGCAGCTCGGCGAGGATGTTGTTGTTCTCCGCGACGGACTCGTTGAGGGCGGCGATGGAGCCGGCGGTGGCCTCGGCGCCCTGGTTGGCGATGTCTTGGGAGGACTTGGCCAGGTCCATCGCGCTGTTGGCCGTGTCGGCGGCGCCCTCCGCGGCCTCCTTGGCGTCGTCGGCCTTCTTGGCCGTCTCGGTCATGGTGACCTTCAGGCCTTCGCTGGTCTGCTCCAAGGCGCTGGCCCTCTCGGCCAGCCCCGCCTGCTCGCTGACCACGCCGGTTATGCGGTCGGACTCGACCTTGAGGGCAGCCTTGGTTGCGTAGGTGGCCTCGGCGTCCTCCGGGGCGGGGCCCCAGTCGGTAGGGGCGTTGCCCAGCTCCACCTTGATGCGCAGCAGGCTGACGCTCGTCGCGGCGCAATCACTCCTTATTCTTCCGATGAGGATTTGCGGGGCGGTGACGGCGTCGGCGTCGTAGGTGACGGTGTACCAGTATCGCCGAACCTTGCTGGACCCGACATGGAAGCTGTTCGCCCCGTCGGGTTTGGTGCTCTTGACCCCGTCGCTGTTGACGACCGTCTTGGCGACGGGGTGGAGCCCGGTGCCATCGGCCCAGCAATAGCACATGATGTCCCCGCCGGCCGACACGGCCCTGGCGTCGAAGGAGACCGTGAGGACGTCCCCCTTCTTCGGGGCCGGGATGTCGAGCTTGAAGTTTATGGGGTCGAAGTTACCCGTGGCAGGGCGCGGCACGTTGAGCGACTTGAAGCCCGGCACCGCGGTCGAGTCCACGGCGGAAAGCCCGCCCTTGGGGGCGCACATGGCCGTGAAGTCCTTGGAGCCCGTGGCGAGGTTCGTCCCGCCCACCTTGAGCCCGTCGACCTTCGCCAGCGCCGACTGCGCCGTGAGGGCGATGGCGTCGGTGGTCTGCTTTACCTCGGTCTTCGAGGCGTAGAGGCCGGCCGCGTCGCCCTTCTTGAGGTAGTTGGCCTCCACCGTGGACGTGATGGAGTCGGCGGTCTGCTGGGCCTTGGACGCGGCGGTGGCGGCACCGTCGGCGGTCTGCTGGGCCTTGGCCACCGAGGAGGACACGCCGTCCACAGTGGCGGAGAGGTCCGTCACCTTGGTCGCCGTCCGGTCCGCCTTGGTCGCCGTCTCGGTGATTTTGGCCGAGAGCCCCGATGCCGTCTGCTCGACGGAGGTGGCCTTGGAGATGGCCGCGTCGGCGGTCTCGGCGGCGGAAGCCACGTCGGCCCTGATGGCGTCGGCGGCGACCTCCAGCGCGGCGGCGCGGTCCACGGCCCCCTCGGCGGTCTCGGCCACCTCGCCCACCTCGGCGCGGATGGCGTCGGACTCCACCTTGAGCTCGCTCTTCGTGGCGTATGCGGCCCCCGTGGCCTTGTCCACGTAGTCGCGGGCCACCTCGGCGCGGATGGACGTGGCGGTCTGCTCCAGCTCGGACCTCGACGCGAGGCCCTCGGTGGACTCCTTGGTGGCGTATGCCTCGGAGACCTCGGAGCGGATGGAGTCCGCCGTCTGGGACACCTCGGACTTGGTGGCCAGCGTGGCGCCGGTCTCCTTGTCCACGTAGTCGGCGGCCACGGAGGTGAGCACCTCGCCCTTGGCCGCGTCCACGGCCTGCGTCACCTCGGTCTTGGTGGCGGCGGTCCGCCGGAGCTCGTCGGCGGCCGATGAGGCGGCGTCGGCGGCATCCTTGGCCTCCCCGGCGGCGGCCACGGCCCCGGCCACCGCCTGGGCGGCCTCGGCCGCGGTCCTGTCGACGGCGTCGATGGCCTCCCGGGCCTCCTCCCTCGCGGCGTCCAGCTCCGCCGCCCCCTCGGCGAAAAGGTCGCGCACGACCACCTCCACCGGTGCGCAGTGGTCCGAGACGTTGTGGGCCGGGGTGCCGTCGAACAGGCACGCGTCGTCCTCGGATGTGGCGGTGACCGAGACGGTGGAGCCCACTGCCTGGGGAGGGGTCAGGCAGCTGCCGGCCTCGGTCAGGGCCGCGAACCACTCGCCGTCGACGTACAGGTTCACGCGGAGGAAGTCGGCGGGCACGTCGCCCGCCAGGGTGCCGTCCCACGTCACGGCCACGGTGCCGTCCACGGAGGTCGCGGCGATGCCGGTCGGCACGGGCGGCGGCGTGGTGTCGCCCACGTGGGTGGCCAGGGTGACGTCGCCCGTGGCCGCCCCTATGACGGTCGAGGTGCCGTCGGCGTTGTCGAAGCTGTAGGTCCCCGTCTCCGACGTGCCGAGCGCCTGGACGCCCGACACCGCCACGGCCACGGCGCCGGCGAGCGCCTCCATGGGGTCCATGAGGTCGACGGCCTTACTGTGGCGCATAGGCGCCCCCTTCCCACGGGTCCACCATCTGGTCGAAGGTCACCCTCACGGTGCCTCCGAGGTCCCCGGCCATCTCCATCACCCTGAGCCTGTACCTGCCGTCCGGCAGCGTCGGGAACCCGTCGAGGTCCACCAGCGCCTCCTGCCCGGGCCAGAACGTCCCCGGCCTCACGGGGCAGTCCGGGTCGAAGGCGTTCACCGTCCCGGCGATCTGCACCATGGGCCGCTTGGACGCCTCGAGCCTGCCGGCGGCGTGCTCGCGCACGAGCGCCGCGCTGTCCCAGTCCGCGGACCCGGAAAGGGCGGTCTCGGCCAGCGGCCACGGGTCCTGCCTCGAGCAGAGCGCGGTGTCGCTGGCGAGGTGGCAGAGGGTGGCCTCGTCGCCGCCGGTCCCGGTCCCGTAGACCCTCATGACCGGGGCGAGGTGGGCCACCTGCACGTCCTGCAGCGTGCCTCCCCCCGGGTGGCAGGTGAGCACCGGCACGAGGCCGGAGGAGGACAGCCTCGGCGAGCCGTCCGAACCGGCCTCGAGGCGCCAGCGCAGGTGGGTGGCGTCGGCCAGGTAGGGGCGGAACTGCATGTCGGGGCCGCCCTCGACGTTGGTGATGGCGTCCAGCAGCTTGGCGGCGGCGTTGTTGGACGCGTTGAACCCCTTGTACGTGCGCTCGTGGCCCCCGCGCTCGCCGGCGTAGTGGGCGACGTCGATGGGCAGGGAGCCGCCCGGCTTGCCCATGGCGTTCTGCACGACGAGGGCGGCGATGGCGCGCAGCGACCGGCCCTCCCACCGGCAGTCGGCGACCGTGGTGGACCCCGGCCCCCTCCCGAACGCCCCCTCCGGGCAGACGACGCGCTGCTCCAGGAGGTCCATGGGGGACCGGAGCGAGAAGCTGGTGTCCAGCCACGTGTCGACCCTGCCCCCGATGGCCCCGGCCACCACGGGGGCGCCGTCGAGCATGAGGACGACGCCGCGGCGCAGGGGCGCGAGCTCGAAGTCCCGCGACGCCGCGTCCGCGCCCTGGAGCGCGGACCACGGCACCCGGAGGCCGGAGCCCTCCCCCTCGCCCACGTCCGTGTCGCGGGTGGTCGAGAGCGAGCAGTCGGCCACCGTCACGCGCCACGAGAGGGCGGGCACGTCCAGGGGCTTGCGCAGGAGCCCGCTCACCGTGTCGAAGGTGAAGCACTGCCACATGGGCCTACCCCCTCGCGGCCACGCCCAGGTCCGTCACCAGGAGGCGCTGGCCGGGCCAGGAGTCGTTCCCGCCGTAGCAAAGGTAGAGGTCCGAGGCGGGCTTGGTGGTGGACCCCCAGACGCTCATCTTGACGGTGTGGGTCCCGGCGGGCACCACGCGCTCGTCCTCGAAGTAGAAGGAGCTCGGGGAGTATGGGTTGCAGTCGAAGCGGTAGGTCCTCACCTTCGCGTTGTCCAGGTACCACTGGACGTAGCCGGACCCGGCCCAGTACAGGTCGCTGGCGCACCCGGACGCCTGGACGGACGCCGTGAGCCCGATGGAGAGCACGCGGGCCGTGGGCAGGGAGAACGTGGCGGTGGCCACGGGCTTCTCGGTGTAGCGCTTGAGGAACTCGTTCTGGGCCGTGTAGGTCTTGTCCACCAGCACCCCGAGGGACGAGCCGTAGGGGACGGCGTAGAACCGGCTCACGTTCTGGGACGTGGCCCCGGCGGTGGACGTCGCCCCGGCGGGGAGCAGCATGTGGGCCAGGACCGTGGCGTAGGTGGGGGCCGCTGGCGCCACGGGGGACGCGGACGGCGTGCCCTGGGTGACCCCCAGCTCGACGTGGTTCGTGGCGTCGCCCTGCTGCTTGTCGCGCGCGCAGAGCCACACCGTGTCGATGCGCGGGTGGCCGGTGCTGTTCGCCGCCACCGCGGGGGTGCTGCCGCCGTCCCACGGCGCCCAGCAGGCCCCGTCGCCGCGGTTGGCGTTGCGGCTGCACACGGCCACCCCGGCGGCGACGTGGTAGGACTGGGCGCCGGTCCCCTTGCAGGCGAGGCCCTCTATGATGCCGTCGGACTGCCAGATGGCGGACAGGCACTTGCGCAGGGCCAGGGGGCTCGTGCCGTCCGCGCCGTCGTTGGCGATGCCGAATGCCACGTTGGTTGCCATGGGCTGCCTCCTAGATGTAGGTGTCGCGGCAGGCGACCTCGATGTAGCCGCCGCCGGAGTTCATGACGCTCAGTGTCAGGGAGCCGCCCGGCGGCACCTCGGGCCACCCCCGCGCCGAGACGTATCGGGTGCGGTCCACGCCGAAGCACGCCGCCGTGCGGGAGAGGCAGTCGAAGACGACGGGGGCCTCGTTGGGCCCCTGATAGCGGAGCTGCCGCCCGGACGGGTCGGCGATGCGCAGGTCCGCCGGGTTGCCGCCGCCGAAGGTTATGACGGGGTAGGCCGTGGCCGTGCCCCCGTTGAGGACGGTGCAGACGGAGTGGGACCTCGCCACGTCGCCGAAGCCGAGGGGGAAGGCGAGGCCCCTCGGCGCGTCGGCGGACCACACGAGGCCGCCGAGGCCCTCGGGGCTGGTCGACGCGTAGCCCTGGCGGACGGCCGTGCCGTAGCGCCTCGGGTCGTCGCAGACCACGGTGAGGGTGCCGGGCATGGCGTCCTCGTAGTGGGCCGCGTCGAAGTTGAGCTGGCAGTAGCCCCGGGCCCACGTGGACGCCCCGCCGTCGTGGACGGTGACGGTCACGAGGCCGCCCGCCGTGCGGTTGAGCCTCGTGGCCCACCCCACCACCTCGTCCCTGTTCCTGCCGTAGGCGAGGATGTGGGCGGTGACCGTGCGGCTCTCGTAGAGCACCCGGTCGGACGGAGTCTGGAAGTTGCCGTCGCCGGTCTGCCTGGCGTGGCTCTCCACCTTGAGGTCCGGCGTGGAGTACCACCCCTCGATGTAGTCGTGCATGAGGGCCAAACAGGGTTCGCCGGACGGCCCGGGCCTGCCGAGGACGTGGACGGAGAAACCGTCGCCGACGATGTCCATGGTCGTGCCCATCAGCGGAACACCTCCCTGGCGGCGCTCAGCATGGAGCGGTTGATGACCTGCATGGCGCTGTCGAGGTCGCTCCCCGACCGCACCACCTTGTTGGACTGGACGATCTCGACGCGCGGGGCGAGCACGGCCCCGTCGCGCCCGCCCGCCGCGGAGGCCACGGCGGCCGACAGCCTCGCCCCCTCCCAGAGCCCGCCGTAGGACGGCGGCTCCACCACGGCGGCCCCCGCCATGGCCAGCGCCGCCCTGCGGACCTCGGGGACCCCGGCCTCGATGCCCTCGGCGAAGTTCCGCGCGAAGTGCAGGCCCCAGACGTCGTCGTCCTCCATGGGACCCTCGTCGGGGGTGGTGTGGTGGAGCACGCCAGCCACGGCCGACGCCACGGCCCGTGCCGCCGACAGGGCGGCCCCCACGCCGGCTCGGATGCCGGCGGCGAAGTTGCCCGACATGCCGGAGCCCCACCCGAAGGCGCTCGACGCGTACTGGTTCATCAGCTGCGCCTGCGCCGCCATGACCCCTGCGTTGATGGACGCGACCCGCTTGCCGGACACGAGCCCCGACGCGAACATCGACGAGCCGTCGGAGCCGTAGCCGCCGAGCTCCGCGGGGAGCGGGGAGACAGGCCCCTCGGCCGCCCCGGCGAGCCGGGACGAGCTCGCAGACACGGCGCCGGCCCCCGAGCCGAGCCCGCCGGCGAGCCTGGACCAGCCGTCGGAGCCCGTGGAGCCCATCTTGGCCGGCAGCCCCGCTACCCCCGCCATGGCGGCGGTGTCCAGTCCCGCGGCCGCGGAGCCCACCGTCGGCCCCCCGGTGGAGATGGACCCGGCGAGCGCCGCCACGGCCTCGGAACCCTTCGCCGACGACGTGAGGGTCAGGGAGTCCAGCGACTGCCCCACGAGGGGGGCCAGCTGGCCGGTGGCCGACACCACGGTGCCGGAGCCGTCGATCACGGCGCTGCCCAGGGACGTCGTGACCCCGGTGCCCACATTCCGGGCAGCGTCGTCGAGGATGGGCTGCTGGTCCTCTATCTGGGCCCCGATGGAGGCGAAGGCCGCCGCCACGGAACCGTCGTCGGCGGAGACGGCCTTGTTGAAGGCCGCCTTGGTGGTGGTGCCCTTCTCGGCGGCCGCCCCCTCGCCGGAGCCCAGCCCCTCCACCGCCTGCCGCGCCGCCTCGGCCGCGGCCTCCAGCGTGGAGCCGGACTCGATGGCGGCGACGTAGGCGTCGATGAAGGCGCGGCCCTCGGGCGTGGCGTAGTCTCCGGCCTGCTTGAGGCCGCCTACGGCCTCCAGGGCCTTGGCCCTCGCGGCGTCGGCGGGGTCCCCGGCGTTCAACGCCTCGATGTAGGCCCTCATGAACGTCGACCCGCAGGCCCCGGCCTCTCCGGGGACGCGCAGGGCGTCGGCGGCGGCCAGCGCCTTCTGACGGGCCACGTCCTCGGGCTGGCCCTCGGCGATGGCCGCCACGTAGGCGTCGATGGACGCCTGGCCGCAGACGGCGAACTCGCCTGCCTCGGAGCGTATCCACCCCAGGGCCTTGCCGCTCACGGCCACGGCGGCGGCCTCGGCCTCGGCCGCCCCCTCGGAGAGGGCGCCGGCGTAGGCCTGCACCGCGGCGTCGCCCTCGATGCCGTACCTCCCCGTGGCCTCCCTGAAGGCCTCCAGCGTCTGGCCGGTGGCCTCCACCGCCGCGTCCACGGCCCCGCGGGCCCCGTCGGAGAGCCCGCGGCGCCACTCGTTGGCCGCGGCCTCGCCCGCAGACAGGCAGTCCACCCCGAACTCCTCGAGCTTGCCGACGATGGAGGCCGTGGTCCCGTCGTAGGCGGCCGCCACCTCGGAGAGCTGCTGGGGGGTGAGGGCCGCGAGCCTCTCGGTGTCGGCCCCGGCGTCCTCCAGCGCCCGGGATATGTCGCGGATGGACACCCCGGACGCCGTGCAGGCCGTGGCCAGGTCGCCGATGGAGTACACCGCCGCCTCGTAGCCCTCGGCGAGCCCTCCGGAGGCCTCCTGCACCGCGCGGAAGTTGTCCTCGGCGGTGTCGAGGGCGGAGTTGGTGGACCTGAGGGCGTCTCCGGTCTCGGTCAGGGCGTCGTAGTACGCCTTGCCGTCCCAGTTCTTCCAGTTCTCGAAGTACCTGTCCCAGGCCTCCCCGGTGAACCCCGTGGACTCCTTCTGGCGCTCGATCTCGTCGTTGAGGTCCTTCTGGGCCTTGGTGTAGGCCTCGATGTCCTTGGCCTTCTGCTCGTTGAGCGAGGAGACCTGGGACTCGTACTGCTCCAGCTCTATCTGCTTGAGCCGCTGGTCGATGTTGTCCTTGATGGCCTCGGTGTTGTCCTGGATGACGCCGTTCTGGTCGGCGATCTTGCCGTTGGCGGCGTCGACCACGCTGTACTGGGTGCCGCAGGCCTCGTTGACCCGGTCCACGGCGTCCTTGAGGCGCTGCTGGTCCTCGGCGCCGAGGCCGCTCCTGTTGGCGAGCTCCTCGATGGCGCCCCACGCCCCGTAGAGGTCGGTCTTCTGGCGCTGGGCGGAGAGGTTGACCTCCTTTATGGAGTCGGAGAGCTTGAGGTGGTCCTGCCAGAGCTGGTCCAGTTCGCCGCGGGTCGTGGCGGAGCGGCGCCCGAGCTCCTCCACGGAGCCGGACTCCTCGTCCATCTTGGCCACGGCCCCGTCCACCGCCGCGGCGAGCTCGCCCTGGGCCTGGGCCACGAGGCGGCTGTGGCGGTCGGCCTCGACGAGCTCGCCGACGACCATGGCGATGCCGGCGGCGGCCACGGCGCCGAGGGCCAGGGGACCCACGGCCTTGAAGCCGAGGCCGAGGAGCTGGAGGCCGCCGTCGGCCACGGCCTTGGCCGTGGACCCGACGCCCTTGACCGCGGCCTTGAGCGCGGCCATGCCCCCCTTGGACTCGGCGGCGGCGTTGCCCATGAGGCCGAGCTTGGCCGCGAGCTTCCCGGACTCCCGGTAGCCCTTGACGAGCTGCGGGTTCGTTGCCGTGAGGGCGCCGGTGAAGGTCTTGATGAAGCCGGTGGCGTCCGCTGCCCTGTCGGCGGCTCCGCCGATCCCGGATACCAGCTTGCCGAAGCCGTCCACGAGCGAGCCCACCCCGCCGACCGCGGAGCCGAGCAGCCCCGTGAGCGGGCCCACGGCGGCGGCCATGGCCGCGGTCTGGATGACGGCCCGCTGCTCCTCCGTGGACATGTCGGCGAAGCGCTGGGCGCCCTCCTCGACGGCCCTGAAGAGCGGCTCGGCGGCGTCCAGCGCGGCGAGCAGGGCGTCGGCGATGGGGGCGCCGATGTCCTCCATGACGGCCACGAGGCGGTTCCTGAGCACCTCGAACTTCGACGCGAGGCTCTCGTTGCGGTTGCCGACCTCCTCGGCCAGCGCCGTGTTCTCGGCGTAGGCCGAGGACGCCCGGGACAGGGCGTCGCTCACGAGGCCCGTGTTGCCGGCGAAGCGGCGCATGGCGTCGGAGGTGCGGATCTCGGTGATGCCGAGCTCGTCGAGGACCACTTGGGTGGACCCCGCCTCCTCGCCGGCCCGGGCCACGCCCTCGAGGAAGACCTCGAAGGCCCGCGCCGCGTCGTCGCGCCACGCGGCGGCGAACTCGCCTGCGCTCATGCCGGCCACCTTCGCGTAGTCCGCGAGGGACTCCGAGCCCGTGGCCACCGAGGAGTTGATGCCGTTGATGACGCGGCTCACGGCCGAGCCGCCGGCCTCCGCCTCCATGCCGAGGGAGGACAGGGCCGTGGACAGGCCGAGGATGTCGGCGTCGGTCATGCCGGCCTGGTGGGCCGCCGAGGCGAGCCTGCCGGCCATGGACACGATGTCGCTCTCGGTGGTGGCGAAGTGGTTGCCAAGGTCCACGACGGCGGACGCGAGGTTGGACACGGTGCCCTGCGACGCGCCGGTGATGTTCATGAACCTCGCCAGCTCGGTGGCGGCGGTCTCGGCGTCCATGTTGGTGGCGATGTCGAGGCCGGAGATGACCTGCGCGAACTCCTCGAGGTTCGCCGTGGAGATGCCGAGCTGGCCGCCGAGCTCCTCGATGTTGAGGATGGTCTCGGCGGGCACCGGCTGGACCTTGGAGAGCTCGATGGCCCCCTCCTTGAGGGCGAGCAGCTCGTCCTCGGTGGCGTCCACGGTCTTGCGCACGCCGTACCACGCGGAGTCGATGTCCACGGCGGCCTTGACCGAGGCGCCGGCGGCCGCGGCCACGGGCAGGGTGACGGCGGCGGTGAGCCTCTCCCCCACCCCGCGGACCGTGGCGCCCACGGCCTTGATGCGCTCGCCCATGGCGGAGACCCTCTCGCCGGCGTCTCTGAGCGACTGGCCCCACGCGCGGATGGAGGCCTCGGCCCGGCCGAGGTCGCTCGCCGCCTCGCTGGCGGCCACGAGCTGCTCCCGGGCGCGCTTGGCGTAGGCCTCGGCCACGGCCAGCTCGCGGTTGAGCCTGTCCACGGCCTCGGGGCCGTCGGCGGACTCGAGGCCGGCCTTCAGGGCCTCCACCTTGTCCGCGGCCTGCTCGGCGGCCCGGGTGGCGCTCTTGAGGTTCTCGGCGAGCAGGGCGCCGCTCTTGGGGTCGATGGCGAGCGCCCTGCCGATGGCGCGCATCTCGCGCTCGGCCTTGCGCGACTGGCCCTGTATCTGCTGGAGGGCGGCGCGGAGCCCCGTGGTGTCGCCCTTGAACTGGATGGTCAGGCCCTTGTACTCGTCTGCCATGCGGGCCGTCACCCCCCGAATGCCGCCCTGAGGTCGTCGGCCGTCCCGAGGACCGAGCCCTGCAGGCGGTCCTCGGGCGGCACGGCCCAAGCTTGGTTGATGTGGATGTATCGCCTAGTGTCGATGGGGCTCATGCGCAAGGCCTCGGAGTAGGAGAAGCCGCAGCCCATGAGGCTGAGCACCTGGGCGTGGACCGGCCACGCCTCGGCCTCGGCGGTCCCCGGGCTAGGCCCCTTGGACCTCCGGCTCCGCGTCGGCGAGCCCAGCGTCGCGGTGTCCCGCGGGGACCCGAAAAAAGGTCCGCTCGCCGAACTCCCCGACGAAGAGGCCCTCGGCGTCCGCCGGCTCGTAGATGTTGGCGGGGGCCGACTGGAGCCTCCGGTCGAAGGCCCTCCACGTGTCCTTGGTGGACCCGGCCGCCCGGGCCATGGCCCAGATGGCGCCGGCCACGTGGGGGATGTCGCACCACGCGACGCAGGTGCCGAGGTCGGCCGCGCGCGAGATGTCGAGCCCGGCGTCCACGATGAGGTTGCCCGTGTAGGGCCTCTCCGCCTTGTCGCGGAACTCCTTGGCGTAGACGAGCATGGCGGCGTTGGACGCCTCCACCTCGTACTCCACGCCGCCCACGGTCACGGTGGCGCGGTTGGTGTCGTCCATGGTCCCGGTGTCGGCCACGGCGTCTCCTCTCTAGGGGTGGCGGGGCGCCCCCGGATGCGGGGACGCCCCTGGCGGGATCCTTACTCGGTCGCAGCGACCTGGAACGGGACCTTCGCGAAGAAGTTGGCGTAGCCTGCGTCGCCCGCCTCGCAGAAGCACGACAGGCGGCGCTTGCCGTCGGCGCATTCGTGGGGCTTCGAGGTGAACGTGGCGCTGTCCGGGTCCTCGGTGAGGCTGTCGGTGTTGGTGCCGGGGCTGTGGACCGGCACCGTGGCGGTGTTCTCGAGGACCCAGGTGCGCATGCCGCCGGCGTCGCCGGTGGTCTGGAAGCCGAAGGCGAAGCTGCGGCCGGTGTCGTCGGGGGACTCGGAGACGATGCCGGTTTCCGGGTCCTCGGTCATGCCGCACACGTTCTTGAGGAAGTCGCGGCCGATCTTGGAGAACTGGACCTCGAGGGTCTTGCCCGAGGAGCCGTTGTTTGCGGTGTACATCACGATGTCGTCGCCGTAGAGCGAGTCCGAGTCGGAGCCCGAGTTGGACACGTCGATGGACTGGGCGCCCACCATGCGGACGGGCGTGTCGTAGGTGCCGTCGTCCTTGAGGACGGCGTAGTAGGCGGCGCTGAGGCCGAAGCGGACCTTGGAGTCAGCCATTGGTGCTCCCTTTCTTCGGTTTGTGTTCTTGGTTCATCGCCCGAGGACCGCGAGGTGGTAGGCCATCTCCACGACCCCGGAGCCCACGTCGCCGAGGCGGCGTGTGTAGGTGAAGCCGGCGTCGGCGAGGGCGGACTCGAGCGACGCCTCGACGGCCAGCGAGCTCCCCCGCTCGTAGAGCTCCACGGTGTAGAGCGTCACGGGGCACAGTCCCGAGGCGTCGGCCACCACGTCCGCGGTCTCGTCGGGCACGAGCAGCACGTGGGGCAGCGGCGGGATGGACGAGGGGTCGTCCCCGTCCCAGGCGACCCTCGCGTAGGGCAGGCCGCAAGACGCCACGGCGTCGCAGAGGTCGGCGTAGGTGGGTGGCGTCCCCGTCACGGCAGCATCTCCCCCTTCGCCCGCTCGTAGGCGGGCTCGATGTGCTTGTAGCCGGGCACGCGGCCGCCCGTGGGCCTGCCGTAGACGAACTTCGCGTGGCCCATCTCGAGCAGGTGCGTGAGCCCCGGCTTCCTGGCGTTGTAGACGGTGCAGACCGTGGTTCCCGACCCGCGACGCTCGGTCTTGGACCTCCAGCCGGCGCGGTAGCCGCCGGTGAGGGCCGCGGGGCGGCCGCCGGAGCAGGTGGCCCCGGAGCGCAGGAGCCCGGCGGCCTTGCGCCCGGCCCGGGTGACGTTCCTGACCACGGCCTCCTCGTCGGCCTTCACGGTGGCCGTGGCCATCCGCAGGATGCCGGCGGTCAGGCCGTCCACGGGGACGGAGAGGTCAGCCACGGTCCTTCGCCTCCTCCGAGCACTCGAGGTCCACCCACCGGCCGTCGGACGCGGAGCCGGTGACCGTGTAGACGGTGCCGGCCCTGCGCAACCGGGTCTCCCCCGTCCAATCGACGGCGCGGACCCGGGCCTTGAGCGCCGGGGCGGAACCGTCCCCGGACAGGGACACGGAGCGCGCGGTCACCGTGACGGCGGTCTCGGTACGGACCGCCTGGCCGAGCCGGTCGTAGGAGACCGCCGTCGACAGCAGGTCCACGGTGCCGTCGGACACAGACTCCGTCAGGTAGAGGTAGGCCGACCGGCCCTCCACGTCGTAGCGGGTGAGGTCGTAGGCTGCCCCGCCCATCTCCACCAGGGAGACGGTGGAGAGCCCGGGAGGTGCCGCCACACGGACCTTGGCCGTGTAGGCGTCGCCCTCTGACGCGGCCAGGGCCACGTCGTCGGAGCGCAGCATCATGGACCGGTAGGGCAGGCAGACCCCGCGCACGAGGCCCGCCGCGCCCGACCAGTCGAAGCCCCTCGAGAGGCGCTCGCCCGACTCCTCGCAGAGCCAGAGGACGCCGTCGGTGGGGGCGAAGACCTCGGCCTTACGCCTCAGCATCGCCGCACCCCTCCCCCTCGGCCGCGGAGGTGACCACGAGGCGGCACGCCATGACGTCCCCGGCGTAGTTGGCCCAGAAGTCGTCCAGCGCGTCGCTGAACTCGTACAGGCAGGCGTTGAGGAACAGCCCCCACGCCTCCCCGTCGTCGCGGGTGAAGGTGTGGCTGGGGCCGTAGCCCAGCCGCATCCCCAGCACGGCGGACACCGTCTCGACGACGTCGTACAGGCGGTTGTCGGTCTCGTCCGACTCCCACGTGACGTTGAGCTTCCGCTTTACCGCCTCGAGGGAGTCGGTCCGGGCGTCGGCGTCCATCCGGTCCCCTAGGCGCCGGCGGAGGCGCCGTCGGCCTTGGTCTTGACGGTGATGTACGCCGGGTCGAGCTTGGAGACGTCGAGCACGACGAAGGAGGTGTCGTCGTCGGCCTTGCCGTTGGCGTACTGGACCATCTTGAAGGTGCGCTGGTCCTCTAGGAACTTGTACTCGTCGGAGTACTGGAGGCCGCGGTTGCCTCCCACGAACAGGCTGTACTCGTCCATCAGGCCGAGGACCGCCTTGCCCTCGGGCACGGCCTCGGAGCAGATGACCTTGGTGGGCACCGGGAACAGGCCGTTGACGTAGCCGCCGTTGGTGGCGAGGACGGTCGTGGCGGGCATGACCTTGGTGAGGTAGTCCACGGTGTTGCACACCATGGTCAGGCTGGACAGGGCGCCGGCGGGCTTGAGGCGGCCCTCCTCGTCCTTGACCAGCTTGGCGACCAGGGCTCCGTAGGCGGCGGGGCCGAAGTCCGTGACCCTCTCGACGGTCTTGGCCGGGTAGCCGGTGGTGGTGTTGACGGACACGCCGGCGGCGACCTTGCGCATCATGCCGATGGGCTCGCCATTGACGCCGGAGCCGTCGACGACGCCCTTCTCGAGGGCCAGCGCCATGGCCTCGGCGAGGGCCTCGCGCACGTAGGCGTCCACGAAGGTCGGGCCCAGCTCCAGCATGTCGATGGAGAGCACGGCGAAGCAGGACAGCTTGCCCTGGCCGAGGTCCACGACCTCGAAGGCCCCCGTGATCTCCTTGGTGACGGCGGAGTCCAGCTCGCCCCACGAGGCCATCTGCTCGGGGTGCTTGGCCTTGACCCACCTGGTGATGGTCTGGGTGTTCACCATCTTCACGGCGGCGAGGAGCGGGTGCTCGGTGCGGATCTTGCCAAGCACGTCCTCGATGACGGTGGTGGGCAGGGCCGCGTCGTCGGAGTCGGCCATGGTGATGAAGGCCTGGCGGGGGTTGGGCGACTTCATGGCGTCGATGAAGCGCTCGTAGTAGCGGGTCTCCTCGGCGGTGAGCTGGCGGAAGCCGCGCGCGGCGAGGGCGGCGGAGTCGCCGGCGGCCTGGCGGTACTTGGTGGCAAGCTCCTCGGCGATGTCGTTGCGGTAGTCCTCGAAGGTGGCGGCGAGGGCCTGCTCCACCTGTTCGGCGTCGTCGGTGCCGAAGGCGGCGGCGAGGGTCTTCACCGACTCCTTGGCGTGGTTCTCGAGCTGAATCATGTTGGTGCTCCTTAATCTCTGGTGAGGGCTGCGGCGAGTCGCCGGTAGCCGGTCACGGGCCGCCCGTCGGCGGCCTCGTCCACTTGGGGGGCGGGGGGCTCGGAGGGTTCCGGTTCCACCCCCACCTCGCGCTCTGCCAGCTCCTCGCGGACCGCCGCGCGGACGGCGCCCACAAGGGCGTCCATGTCCACTCGCTGCTCGGGGGCCTTGTCGGCGGGACCGGCCAGCATCCGCACCATGCGGTCGCGCACGTGCTGGGAGGGGCGGTTCTCGTCGGGGTCGGCCGCCACCTCGGTGGCGAAGCCGTACTCGACGGCCTGCTCCGCGCCCAACCACGTCTCCTCGCGCATGAGCCGGTCCAGCTCCTCGGCGGAGATGGCAACCCGGCCCATGTAGGCAGCGCGGCTCGCCTGGCCGATGACGTCCAGGTCCTCGGCGGCCTTCCTCAGCTCCTCGGCGTTGCCGGTGGCCTTCATCCACGGGTCGTGGACCATCACCAGCGACGCCGGTCCCATGACGCGGCGCTCGCCGGCCATGAGGACCACGGAGGCGATGGAGCACGCGAAGCCGTCCACGTAGGTGTTGACGGTGCGCCCGCAGTTGCGGAGGGCCGTGTAGATCGCCACGCCCTCGCTCACGTCGCCGCCGTAGGAGTTGATGTGGACGTTCACCTCTCCCACCTCGGCGGGCAACTGGTTGAGGGCGTCCACCAGCTCTATGGAGTCGGTGCCACCGTCCACCCCGGTGAAGGCGTTCCACACGTGGGCCCCTTCGTAGATGTCGCCGTAGATGTAGAGGTCTGCGGCTCCGTCCTTCTCGGAGCGGACGAGCTGCATTGGCTTGTTGGTCATTTCGTTTCACCTCCACCCGCGTCCTCGTGGTTCTTGGTGCGCTGGTATTCGTCGGCCCAGGGCTCGTCGATGGGGTCCTGGCCCGTGAAACCACGGATCTCGTTGGGGGAGTTGATGGAGGAGCCGACCAGCTTCTCGACCTTGTCCGCGACCTCGAAGAGGTCCACGTGGCGCACATGGTGGGTGTCCACCTCGACCCGGTCCCCCCGGCGCCAGCGCAGGCGGCTGCACTGCTTGCGCGTTATCTCGTCGGAGAGGAGCCGGGCCACGGGGTCCACGGCGAAGGTGAGGAAGCTGGTGAGGTCGGCGTCGAAGCCGGCGGTCTTGCCCTCGAGCATCCCGGCGGGGATGCGGAAGGTGCTCGCCACGAGGGCGAACATGTCGGCCCGGACGCTGGCCACGTCCTTGGCGCTCGTGCCGGACAGGCGCCCGGAGTCGTTCGACGCCCGCTCGAGGGACTGGCCCTTGAACAGGGGCATCACGCCGGTGTTGTGCTTGACGAACGGCATGAGCTGGGACTGGACCTGGTCCCTCACCGCCTTGGCCTGCTGGTCGTTGCCGGTGAGGGGCGCCTCGCTGTGCATGATCCACCTGCGGGCGTTGCGGTCCTCCACGGCGGTGCCGAGCGCGTCGGCCAGCCGGTCGTAGCGCGACGATGACGCCTCCATGAGCTGGGACCACCCGCCGCCGACGCCGCGGATGTCGAAGTGGTAGACCTCGTCGGCGCTCATGGGGTACGGGACCACCTCGGTGGACCCCTCGATGGAGATGCCCGAGTAGACCGTGGCCGCCCCGGGGACGGGCTTCGCGCACCACCCGTCGGCGACGTAGAGCCGGTGGACGCCGCCGCTCCGGACGGGGACCACGAGGGCCTCGCCCCGGGAGACCAAGAGGTCGTCCAGCAGCTCGGCCACGAACTCCGGGCGGCTCTGGTTGGGGTTGGGGCTGACGTTCCAGAGCCAGCCGGTGTCGGTCCCCTCGGCGCGCATGCCGTCGCGGTAGACCACCACGGGGCACCGCTGGATGGCCGCGGTGACGTAGCCGCACATGACGCGGCGGGCCACCTCCATCCAGCGGAACGACTGCAGCTCCTCGGGGGCCGCGGCCCCGGAGTCCACCGCGGGGCCGGTCACGCCGGGGGACAGGACGCGGCCGAGGAAGTCGGCCACGGTGGTGCGGAAGCCCATGGGGCCCTCCTTTGTCCGTGCGGTGGGGGTCAGAAGAAGATGGGGGCCATGAGGTCCACGGGGGGCGCCCCCTCGATGCGCCCCTCCACGCACATGGCGTGGACGAGGGCCATGAACGGGTCGGTCTTGCGGGAGTGCGGCTCCACCTTCCCGTAGGTGAGGTTGTTGTTCTGGGCGGGGACGAGAGTGGCGTTGTTGGTCGCCCACCGCATGAGGGGGTTGTCGCCCCACGCGATCCGGTGGTTGGCGAAGGCCGACTCTATGACCGGCTGCACCCTCATCACGTCGCTCGGGCGCGTCTCCCACACCTGCTTCTCGTCGCGGGTGCCGGAGGGGTCCATGCCGATGGACTCGAGGGCCCTGCGCATGAGGGTGAAGCGGTAGCTGTCGATGGCCACGCAACGGAGGTCGGCCCCGAGGCCGTCCGCCGTCTCCCGTATCCACGCGGCCACCTCGTCGGGCGACACCTCCACGCCGGTCTCTATGGACAGGAGTCCCCTCGCCGCCCACTCCTCCAGGGGCGCCTTGACGTTGCCGGCGTCGGCGGAACGGGTGCACCACCATGCGTGGGGCACCACGAGGCGCTCGTCGCCGTCCTTGAAGAGGAGGCACGCGCCCACCATGTCGGTGGTCTTGGCGTAGTCGATGCCGGCCACGCACTGCATGCCCCGCAGGCGCGCGGGGTCCACCGGGCGGCTCGCGGCCATGAGGCGCTCCCTCGTGGTGACGGCGAGGTCGCGCCGCTCCTCGGGGAGGTTGAAGCGTTTGGTGGGCACCTCGGGGTGGCGGGCCGGGTTGCCCCTCCACTCGGCCACCTCGCGGCGGTACTCGGCCATGAGGCTGGGCGACGTGCGCAGCCGGGGGTTGGCCTTGACCCAGAGTGACTCGTCGGCGGCGTCGGCGAGGTCGTCGAGCTTGCATATGAACGGCAGGAGGCCGTTGTCCGGCGCCCCGTCGCGCAGTATCGCCTGGGCGCGGGCCTTGAGGTCGTCCAGCGGTCCCTCGCGCACGAACCCGTCGGTGGTGGTCATGAGGCGCCGGGGCTCCGGCTTCTTGCCGAGGCCGCCGGTGAAGACCCCCATGGAGTCGGAGTTCTCGTAGGCGTGGACCTCGTCGAAGAAGACGGCCCCGGAGCGCATGCCGTCCTTTGAGTTGGAGTTGCCGCTCCAGTACTTGAACCGAGACCCCGTGGACCTGCAGTAGAGCTCCACGCGGTTCCACTCGAATCCCTGGGACCAGAGGTCGGGGTCGGACTCGAAGAGGCGCCAGAGGTCGTCGTAGCCGATCTTGGCCTGCGGCTCCGTGGTGGCGCAGATGTCCACGTCGTAGTTCGGTATGCCGTTGGCCGGCGAGAGCAGGCAGAAGGCGCAGTACCCTGCGAAGCCGGTCTTGCCCCACCCGCGGGCGACGTAGGCGAGCAGGTCGCTCCACCGCGGCATGCCGTCCTCGGAGTAGGTGCAGAGCCAGAGGGCGACGAGGAACCTCTCCTCGGGGGCGAGGTCGAACGGGAAGTAGCGCTCGTAGCCCATGTAGGCGGCGAGCCTCCCCCGGTCCACCCACAGCCGCTCGGACGCGAACACGGAGCGGACGTGGGCGCAGAGCAGCCGCTGCTCCTCGCAGGCCGGCACCTCGCCGGACTCCACGAGGCGGAGCCACCCGGAGATCTCCGGCACGTCGATGCGCCTGTGGGTGGAGTAGCGGCGCCTGGCCGCCACCTCACAGCTCCAGCTGCGGCGCCTTGGGCTTGGGCTGCGGCGCCTTGCGGCGCCCCACCGGGTCCATGCCCAGCTGCTCCCTGGCGAGCATGTCCAGTGCCTTGGCGTTCCCGTCCACCGCCTGCTCGTAGAGCGTGGAGCGCAGGTTGGCCTTGCCCACGGCCGAGAACTTCGCCTTGGCGTGGGCGAAGTCGAGCCCGAAGGCCCGCTCGCACAGGCGGTCGAGGGCGGACTCCGGCACGTCCATGACGGCGGCCACCGCCTCGGGCCCGTTGAACGCCTTGAGGAGGCGCTCGACCTCGTCCACCTGCTTCTCGTCCCAGGGCTCCGGCTTGAGCGACACGGTCACCACCATTCCTCGGTCAGCGGGGTATTCCTCACCGCCCCGCCGAACGCCCTGCCGTGCACGGCGTCGTGGGCGGCGTGGGACAGGGGGATGAGGTTTCGGACGACGCGGCCCTCCTCGTCCAGTGCCCACGGGTGCAGGGCGTAGCCGGGCCAGCGAGACACCCTGAGGACGTGGTGGACCGTGTCGGCCCTCACGAACCTCGCGGGCGATGCGGCCAGCTCCACGAGGGACTCGCCGTGCATGGATGCGAGCACCTCGGCGCGGAGCCTGCGCCAGGCGGGCGACCGGTAGAAGTCTCGGTAGCACCCCGTGCGCCTCCCCATCTCCCTGAGCCGGGAGGCGAGGTCCCTGTCGTAGGGGGGCACCCTGTCGGGCGGGTCGGGATAGAAGGCCGCCGCCAGCTGCGCGTCGATGTCCACGGCTACCACACTAGGCGCCCGGGCCTGCCAAAAGGTGCCGGCGGCTGCCGGAGAGTGCCGGGGGTTGCCGAGAAGTGCCGAAAGGTGCCG